TCCATTTTATTGTGATGATCCAAATTACACAACACCAACAAAATTATCAGATCAATTAGTGGAATCATTAAGAAATTATGTTGCTAATTATGATACTTCTTTGCATGAAAGTAGAATAAATGGGAATGCCGATTTTTATAATATTGGTGAGAGATATACTCCAACAGAAATGATATTTTTTAAATGGCTTAGAAAATTAAATTTAATAGATTTTGAACCTGCTGTTCATAAAGTTGATTGGGATAAAAATTTATCTGATTTTGATAATAAAAACAATTCAACAGTCACTAATACAGATTATTTTCGTAAATATTTATGGAAAGAAAGAGAAATTGTAGATTATAAGGTTGAGAGTGTTTATGAGGACTCTACATATACTGGACCAACAGATTCTTGGAATACCCCATTGCTTATAATAAATTCAATTGCGAAATTTAAGATTGGCGATAAAATTATTTTAAAAAGTAGTGATTCTAATGATAATGCTTTTATTTCTGAAACAACAATGGTTTTAGGACAAAGTTATACAATTGGAAATATTGAGTTTACTACTGGCTCCACAATGATATGGATTGATTTGAATTTTCAAGATCAAGGTGGTACATCTTTAATTGCAACATATGTAGATTTAGATTATAATAAATTGATTCAATATGTTGGTGAGATAAATCATATAACAAATATTCAAACTGCAACTAGAGTAGGACAGGAGGTTACTGCATATATTCCTCATCAAGCTGGTAAAACACCAACTATATTATTTGGAATTAGAGATAATACTAATTATTATCCAAATTTAGAGATTCCAATTCTTGCAGATGAAATACAAAGAGAAATTGTTGGTACAGAGAGTTTAAATTCACCAATGAGAACTGATCCTCAGAATTATCCAGGCTCATATTTTGGACAATTTGATACTGTAGATTATACTTATATGTGTTCTAATGGAGATAGTGTTAGATATCAAGGTGATTATTATGGTACTATGTTAACTGATAATACTGGATTAAATGCTGATAATTATGTTGAAAAATTAACAGATTTTAATTCTGATTCAATAGATGGAGTTTTTCTTGATGTTAATAAAAATCATTATTATAAAATGAATATCCCTGGTTTGGAAACTAAAAACTTTGATGAATTTAGTTCTCTTTCAATTGAAGGACAAGCACCAGCAGATTTTGATTTTAATGCAATTTTATGGTACTATGAATTAATAGAAGTCGATTCAAATAATAATGTAAATTCATATGTAAATTTATATGGTATAGAATTTTTAAATAATCCAGAAAATGATGATGACAGTTATTCTAATTTGATAACACCTTATCATAAATTGGTAACTAATGGCGTTCATGATGGATTATCTTATATGTTTAATTTAAATCTTCATTATAATATTGATAATGATGTTCAACCATTAACTTATGACCCAACTACAATTTATAATATGTTTGGTTTTGATATGTATAATGAGATGATGAAAAGATTTTATCAAGTAAATGAAAATTTTGTTAATATTATACAAGAATTTGTTAGAATCAATATGGATCTTCAAGATATGAAATCCTTAATATATTCTCAAACTGATATTGATGATTTAAAAAGTAGAATGTCAAATATGGAGGAGTTATTGAAATTATATGCAACTAATCAGTTCATTGACTCAGATTCTGCTAGAATTTCTGTTGATTATTCTGGAGTTTATCCTAAATTAAAATTTAATGTTATTGGTGTTGAGTATGATGATATTAAAAATCTTAGTTTAACTGATGTTTATAATTTCAATCAATCTAATACCGGCGCATCTTATACTGTTACTTTATCTTATTCTAGTAAAATGCTATTAAACCTGATAAATGATAATATTTCTAATAATAATTTTGGGCCAGTTGTTCTAACTTTCGATAATGATCTTAAGAATAAGCAAAGATTAGATATAGTAATTAAACCACAATACGCACAATACGCACAAAACTTGACAGTTAATATGATGTTTACTAGTGGTGTAACAAAAATTGAAATGCCTATTTTTAGTATTAATTTGCCAAAAGATTTAATAACTTATAATATTTTAGTACCGGAATCATCTGTGTTTGATGATAGTTTTTATTTAAATGATAATATATATGTTAATTGTATTGGCATGAATACAGGATCGAGTTGGTGCTCAACCGGATATACTGAGTTGACATTAACAGAAGATATGTTTAAAACTGGAAATACTGTATATGTTCAAAATCTTTATTTGATTGATACTATTGGAAATACAGTAGATTGGAGTGGATCATATAATATAATTTGTAAATCTGGAAATACTATAAAAATAGATTTATCAATACACGATATTAGAGGGTATATTTTACGTGGTGTGCCTAGAGTTAGTTATTATAGGGGTTTACAAGTATCTATATTAAGAGTGAATGGATCTGATAATAGTAGTTTTAATCAGAGATATGATGTTACATATAAAATAATTTAATTTAATGGATATATTAGTAGGTGATTTAGTTAATAAAATTAAACAAGTATTTGATTCTACAAAAGTGCTTTCAGTTGAAAGTGTTTATGAAAAAATAGAAGGTACACAAGATTTAAGATTAATTATTTCTATGAATAAAATTTTGTATGATGATATTAATATTATTTATACAAAACTTATTTTTAATTGTGATAATACTAAATCTAAATTAACTAAGAGTAATTTTACGTATTTGTTTGATATTAATTGTGAGTATGTTAGAGTTGATTTTACGACGTTAGAAGATTTTTCAAATAAAATTACTAATGTTTTTAAGGAAAATAAATTTGGTGAAAATATTAAAATATTATCAAAATTTATTAAATCACCATCAACATTAATTAATGAATGGTTTCAAGAAAATAAAATTACAGACATTTCAGTTATAAATGTTAAAGAAGAAAAAATATCTATTATGCCTTGTAAATCATTATTTTTCAATTTTATAATTGACTTAAATAATAATAAAAATGTTAATTTGACAATTTCAAAAGAGGGTGAAAAAGAATATGTATTTAAATTTAAAATTTTTGATAATATATATGAAGATACACAAACTAATTTGAAAAACCTTATTGAAAGAATAGGCGATAATTTAAAAAATAAAATAAAAATTTAAAATGGCAAGATCCACAAAACTTAACAGAGTTTTTAATAGAATAGAGTTGAATTATACAAATTTAACAAATCAGATAAATAATTGGTTGAGTTCTGCATATGATAAATCTAGTATTCTTTTTAATTCAGCATCACCTTATGGCCAAATATTAGAAGTTGTTAAAGAATTCTTTCTTCAGAATATATTATATTTGAAAAATTTTGTTAAACAACTAGATATAGACCAAGCAAATACTATAAGAATGATTAGAAATATTGCTAGAATATCTGGGCATAATCCATCAAGATCAATTTCGGCCAGAGGTACTATTAAATTTAAGCTTAAACAAGGTATTAATATTCAATCAACTATTTCTGGCGAACAGGTTGTAATATATGATAATACATTACTTAAAAATAAAAGTAATGGACTTTATTATTCCTTAAAAACTGGCACATCTAAAAATGTATATCCTTTAACACCTGGTTGCCAATTTTTTGTCAATATAGTACAAGGCAAATACGATACACAAAATTTTACTGGTGATGGTACAATATCTCAATCTTTTCAGGTTACAGTTAGTAATAGTTCTACTATTGATAATTTTGATTTTCTTATTTATTTAAATGGAATAAATTTACAGATTAGGGATCATTTATACGATATGCTTGATAATGAATATGCTTGTTATACAAGAACTGGATTTAATGGTGGTTTAGATGTGTATTTTGGTAATGGAATTAACGGCTGTATTCCCCCTATTGGATCAACAATATCAGTTACATATTTATTGAATAATGGATTGCAAGGAAATATATTAAATAATAAAGTTAATGATTTTACTTTTGTTGATGATATGTATGATGATAATGGAAATATTATTCAAGCGAGTCAGATTTTTGATTTATTTATTGAAACTGACATAAAATTTGCTAGTGATGGTGAAAGTTTGGAATATACTAAATCAGTTATTCCTTATGTATCAAGAAATTTTGTTCTTGCGACTCCATCTCAATTTATTTATCATCTTAAAAAATTAAATATGTTTTCTAAAGTTAATGCTTTTAATAATTTAGATATGATTAAAATTGATATTAATAGTGACGGCACATTAGATAATATTAATATTAATGAAATGTATTTATATTTAATACCAAGAATTACAGATTATTTTTCAACTGATGTTAATTATTTTAATGTACCTTTAGATGCTTTTTATTTAGATGATACTGAGAAGAATAGAATATTAACTTATCTTAAAATGCAAGGTATAATTAGTATTACAAGTACAATAAAAGTTATAGATCCTTTGATAAAATATTTTGTTGTAAATATATTTGTTATAATTTATGATGATGTTTCAGAAGATAATATTAGATCACAAATTATTACAACTTTGTCTAATTATTTTTCAAGTTATGATAGATATGATAGAGTTATTAAATCAGACTTGATTACACAAATCAAAAATAGTGTAGATGGTATAGATTCAATTAATATAGAATTTGTTGGCAAAGATAATGAAGATTATCATAGAGATGGAGCTTTGCTATCATCAACACAAAAAAATGTAGTTCAAAATACTTATGTAGCATCATCATCGGCTGTTAATGTTTCAGCAAATAATTACACAAATATTGTAACCGCACAACAAAATCAACAGAATGCTGCAAATAGTTCAAATAATAGTTCATCTGTTCCTAATACATCAACAATTAATGCCGCATTAAGCACATCTTCTTCATTATCTGTTGGTAATAGTACAGTTGTGTCATATAATAGTACATCTCAATATGATGCTAGTGTATTAATTGGTATTGACCCTGTTTTAGGTGATATTGTTATTGGATCAAATGAATTAGTTATTTTAAGAGGTGGTTGGAGTAATAGAAATGGTGTTTTTTTTAGTGAAGATCCAAAAACAACAACTGGATTTAGCACAATTAATATTATTTGGAAAGGTGTAACTTCAAGTAAATAATTATTAAGGTAAAAATTCCTTAAATATTTCTTCTTTATTATCTAATACAAACGTATGTATATAATATGCTAATTTTTTATAGTTTTTATATTCATATATATCTTTAATGTTATAATCCTGTAAAAAGTTATCATCAGAAGATATTCGATAATTATTTTCTTTATCAAACCAATAAGATATTTCATATATTTTTTCTTTAACTTTCATAGATAATAAAACAGCAACTCCACCATTTATCTCTCCAATATAATCTATAACTGATATAAAATTAACCTCATTCATAGGGAAATGTATTTTTTTTATATATATAATAAAAATACGGTTTCCATGGCACTAAGAGATGTAAAAGATTTAGTTATAAGATATCCTGGGCATCCAAAATATGAACCAGATAGAATTATAGAAGATGATGAAATTGAAGTAATAGTACAAAAATTAGAAATGATATTATTTACCAATAAAGGTGAGGTACTAGGTAATCTTGATATTGGTGCTAATTTAGAGTATTATTTGTGGCAAACAAGAGTCACAACTGGCAATTTAAAAAATAAAGTAGAAGAACAAATTATAACTTATATTCCTGAACTGATAGCAATAGGATATACTTTTGATGTACAATTATTTGAAGGTACATTAAGAGATATATTATATTTAAATTTTGTGATAAAGGGATATAATATTGATTTTGTTTTTGAATAAATAAAAAATAATGAATTATGGCGGAAAAAGATGATAGTTTTATTTTAACAACAGATATAATAAAATATATTGAAGAGAAAGAGAACTTAGGAAGAATATTAAAAAGGCACGAAAAACTTTGGTTTTCAAATACAAGAGGTGTTCGTAAAGCAAATGTGACATTTGCTATGACAGATGATGAATTTGAAGAATATATTAAATGTAAAATTAATATTCATTATTTTGCTGAACATTATTGTCAAATTAAGAGAGAAGATGGTACAATTGGACCAATGACACTTAGGGATTACCAAAAAGATATTATAGATTTATATACAAAAAATCCTAGAAGTATATTGATGGCGAGCCGTCAGACGGGTAAGTGTAACTCCTTTATAACCAATGTGTTAGTTGTTTCGGAATCAGGACAAACAGTAAAAATTCCTATTGGCTTTCTTTATTATAATGAAGTTAAGAAGGAAAGAAAGTTAATGCTATTAGAAAATATAAAAGTATTTTTATATAAAATATTATATAAATTACAATAATTTTACCATTTTGACTAAATGCGACCAATAAATATTTATATATAGAATAAAAAAGATTATGGAAAATAAGGAAAATGATTTTATTACTTGCAAAATATGCGGATTTCAATCTCAAAGAATTTATGGTAGACACTTGAAATCACATGGTATAACGTCTGAGGATTATAAAAATATGTACCCAGGTGAACCTTTATATACTGAAACAGATAATAAGAAAACCTCAATAAATAGTGGAAAGCATATGAAAACCGAAAAATATAAAAAAATGTTTTCAGAAAAGATTATGGGAGAAAAAAATCCTAATCATAAATCAAAAACTACTTTAGAAAAAAGACAATCAGGATCTCCATTTTCAAATAATTTTAAAAATTATTATACTATTGAAGAAAAAAATAATTTTGTTAAAAGAGTGTGTGATAAAAAATCATATACAGTAAGATTAGATTATTGGATAAATAAAGGTTTCAATAAAGAAGATGCTAAAAAAAAATTAAAAGAAAGACAATTGACCTTTACTTTAGAAAAATGTATTGAAAAATATGGTGAAATTGAAGGTAAAAAAATTTATACTAAAAGACAAGAAAAATGGCAAAAATCTTTAACTGAAAATGGAAATTTAAAATATGGATATTCAAATGTTTCACAAATATTGTTTTATGAATTATTAAATTATTATGATTTAGTTAAAGATAAAGAATTCATATTTTTTGCTACTAAAAATAAAGAATATCGGTTAAATAAAAAAGAAGGCGGTGTTTGGCTATATGATTTTGTTGATTTAAAGAATAAAAAAATAATAGAATATAATGGTGATGAATATCATGCAAATCCAAATTTATATGAAACTTCTGATTGTCCTCATCCATTTAGAAAAAATATAACAGCACAAGAAATGTGGGATAAAGATGAAAGGAAAAAACAAGTTGCTGAAGAAAATGGTTTTGAAGTGTTGACTATATGGGATTCAGAATATAAAAACCGAAAAGATATGATTTTAGATAAGTGTAAAAAATATTTAAATTTATGATAAAAACTAAATCTATTTCAACAACTAATAAGACATATATTAATTATGTTAATAATCATAATCTATCTGATAGAATTAGTACTTTTTTGAAGATATATACTTTTGAAAGATTTAATAGAAATGTCATATTAGAATCTTTTGATAAAAAATATGATGATACAGAGTGTGAAATTGAATTTTTTAAATTTGATTCAAGTTATTCAAATTATGATAAATCTGGATATAAAATATGGTTTAAAACTGAATCTGGTAATAAATATAGAATTGATTTAGCTCCGTTGAAAAATTTTAATTCAAAAATAAATAGTGAGTTTGTTTGGAATATATCATTTACATTAGATAAATATGATGTTGATGATTTTGAATATGATGATTTAACAGCATTAAATGAAGAAAAAGAAGTTTTAGTTAGAATTGGTAATATTTTAGATAATATTAATATTCCAAAATATTTTATAATTGGTGATACTGTGTTACAGAAAAAAATTAGAATATATAAACATATATTATCTATAGTTTTTCCTAATTATAATATAGATATGAATTATTGCGAAGGATTGCTGAATAATAAAGGTTTGTATATTTGGAAATAAAATAAAGAAAATTAAATGCTAAAAAATATAATAAAAAATGTAATATATTTTATAATTCAATTGATAGAAAGATATGAATTTAGAAATTTCAATCCTAATGAGGATGATATACTAAAGAAATTCGTTAATACTATTTTTTTAGATCAAGAATTATTAGTTGAAACCGATTATGGAATGGTTCCTGTAACAGAAATAAATATAACACAACCATTTCAAAGATATAGATTAAAACTAGAAAATAATTTATGGTTAGAAGGTGCAGATACACACATTGTTTTTTGTAAAGATTATGAGCCTAAAATGCTTATAACTTTAACTACAGATGATTATGTTTTAACTAAGCAAGGCTTAAGTAGAGTTGTGTCTATTAAAAAAATGTATGGTAAAGTGAGTATGTTTGATTTATCAATTGATACTCCTGAAATGAGTTATTATACTAATGATATATTATCACATAATACAGTATCTGCTGCTATTGTTTTATTGCATTTTGTATTGTTTAATGATGATAAAGGATGTATGATTGTTGCAAATAAAGGTAAAACTGTAAAAGAAATCATTAGAAAAATTAAAGATATTTATAAATTATTGCCATTCTTTCTGAAGAAAGGCGTTACAAACTGGAATGAAACACAAATTGCATTTGAAAATAATTCCCGTATTCAAACAGAAAATAGAACAAAGGAGCCATCAATTGGATTTACTATTGACCTTTTGTATCTTGATGAGTTTGCTCATATTCCAGATAATTTTATTAGAGATTATTATGGAGCTATTATTCCAGTAGTATCTTCTGTTGAAAATTCTAGGATTATAATAACTTCTACACCTTGTGGATATAATATGTTTTGGGAATTGATAACTGCTGCTGAATTGCCTGATGAAGATCCAAATAAGAACCCATATAAGGCAATGAGGGTGTATTGGAATCAAGTACCTGGACGTGAAGATACTAAAATTAAAATAATGGATTTTAAATTAAAAAAGTATGGTCTTTCTAAATCTATAGTGTTAAGAGAAATTAGAGAAAATTATGATATTAAATTATATAAGAAAACTGTTGGTGATGATATTATAGATTGTGTTAAATATGAAATTGAAGATGAAAAAACTTATATAGATAATATTAGAAAAATTCGTATAAATGGAATACCATTACCTGAATTGGCCGTTGTTTCTAATTGGCAAGAAGAAGAAACAAAACTTATTGGTTCAGCAGAAAAATTTGATCAAGAATATGGATTACATTTTGTTACTGGCGATAGAATTCTTTTTAATAAAGAAACTATTGATTTATTAAAAAGTAAGCAGTTACCATTTGATTATATTGAATTTCCGCAATTTAATAGATTAAATATTCCTTATGAATCGTTGAAATTTGTTAGAGACCCAAATCTTTTCAATATACAAAAAGTTAAAGATTATTATATTTTGATTTCTGTGGATTTATCAGAAGGACTTGCCAAGGATTATTCGGTTTTAAACATATTTAAGCTCACCCTGCGTGATAAATCTGAGATTGAAAAGCACAAGTATGAAAGTCTTTATGAGTTGTTCAAAATTGAGCAAATTGGTTTGTATAGAAATAATCTTTATTCTATTCGTGAGGTTGCTCATATTTTTTATTTAATCGCATTTGAATTGTTTGATTCAGAAAAAGTAAAAGTTGTTTTAGAGAATAATACTTATGGTTCAGAGTTTTTAACACATTTACCTAATGTTTTTGATGGTGATAATCAATATTCTAATTCAATATTTTTAAGATATAAACAAAATAGGGAAGATATTGTAACTAAAATAGGTTTAAGGTTGACAAAAGATAAACATTTAATTATAGATAAAGAATTTCAACAATCAATTAGAAATAGAAGAATGATATTGCATAGTGAAGTTAATATAAATGAAATTACAACATTTAGTAAGCACGAAACTACTTCTGGAAATGTAACTTATCGCGCAGAAAGTGGGCACGATGATGTTGTTATGTCAACTATAACGTTATCAACAGCATTTGATAATATTGGTTATAAGAACCTTGTGGATATGCTTGTTAATTGTAATTTGTCTGGTGATGTTTTAAGATTTGTAGAAAGTATAACTAGTAAATCAAATAATACTGAAGGAGTTGCCGGTGCTTATAGTAGAGTATATAGAAATAGACCGTCAATGAATAATAATAATAATAGATATCCAAGTAGGTAAAAATTAAATATTGAAAAATATCTAATATCATTTTTCTTAAATATTTTATAGGGAAGATATATTTTTTCATTACTAAAATTTGTTCTAAATCTTCTTTATTTTTTAATTTTATGTGAGTTTTTTATTTTATTAAAGAAAATATTTTTTCATTACTAAAATTTGTTCTAAATCTTCTTTATTTTTTAAATTTATGTGAGTTTTTTATTTTATTAAAGAAAATATTTTTTCAATCTCATTATCTATTAGTTCTTTATTAACTTCCTCTGTTTTTTGTAAAATAAAATCCCATCTTTCTTGATTGAAATTTGGTTTAAAAAGTTCTTCTTTTATTTTCGGTTGGGATGCGTTTAAAACTATAGTTTTTCTAATATCTCTCCAATTTTCATCTTGACTTTGTATTTCTTCTGTTAATATGTTTTTTGCTAACATATCAATTAATTTTTCTTTTCTATGTTTTAAAGATATTGAAGCCCCACCTGTACAAGAAAAATTACTACTTACTTTAACAGTAAAATTTTCTAAATTATTTTTTTCAAAATATGGATTATAGAAAGAGATTACAATATCACTAAATTTGAATTTACCTACTGTTTTAATATCTTTTTTTCTTAATCTTGATATTTCCATTGTTTTACCAGTTATTTTAGTACCTACACTAAAAGTAATATATAAATTATCTATGTTAATAGCAAATATTTGATTTGTATAATATGGTATTGATATTTCAACTGATTTGTCAAATAATGTTTTTACATTATTGATCATTCTATCTTTTACTTGCTCAGCATATTCTGATTCAAAAGTAATTGCTGAAATATTGTTATTAAGAAATTTTTCAATTTCTTTCGTTGTCATTTGTAATAATTCGTTTTTATTCATTTTATCTTTTTTAATTTTCTTTCAAGACTACAATATATAAATTATTTTTCGAAAAATAAAACCAATACTCTATTTTTATCTATAAAAAATAAAATATTATTTATGCCAGATATTACCCACAAATTCTCAATGTCGTTACCTCAAATGACGTTCTTTTTAGATAAAGTACATGATTTACTTTCAATTGACGACGAAATTTTATTAAAAATAAATAATGATAATATACTTTTATATTCTATTGTTGGAGAAAAGATGAATGTTAATGCATTTAAGTCTTTTATTTTTAAGACAAATGAGATTTTTTCATTTAAAAATGATATTCCCAATGAAATAAGATTTATTATAACTGCCGGTGGTAAATTTGAGAGTACACTTAAGAATTATCTTGATTATAACGAAAATATTAATTGTGAATTTTTTATGAATGATGATACTTATGCCGATAATTTCAAATTTAAAAATTCAAAATTAAAGTTAAGTATTAATGGCGGTGATGTTCGCGGTATGAATACAACTATTGATATTGAGAAGATTAATAAGACCCTAAATAAAGATAATATTGATTTTAAATTTGCATTAGATAAAAATTCATATGCAAAAATTAAGAAAATTGCATCAATTGATAATGAAAATGATATATTATATTTGAAAATTATTGATAATAGTTTAACAATTGGTGAGAATGGTTGGGATCTTAAAATTTGTGAAGTGAACCATGATGATTTATCAATAACGTTTCCTAAAAAATATTTTAAATCAATAAATTTTACAGAAGAAGAAATTAATATTTATGTTTTTGATACATTTTTACTAATTGATAATCTGAATACAAATTTACTTATAGCATTAGAGTTATCAGTATAAAAATAAATAAAAATAAATAAATATGAAAAAAGCTAAATTTTTAAAAACTTGTAGAGAATATGACGATTTATTGAAAGATAATGGATATTCTATTATTCTTAAAGAACCTTATACTGAATTTGAAAACAGTGATATGAATCATATTAGATGGATGTTAAATGAAATTCCAAATATGATTGATGATACCAATAAATTAGAAAAAATAAACAGATGGATCGGATTTGTTCAAGGTGTTTTATGGAGTAAAGGATATTATACTATTGAAGATATGCGTGGACAAAGTGGAGATGTTGACGAAAATGAGAAACCAGCAATAAGAAAATGTGAAGGATATTATTATCAATTTGAAGGTGGAATATCAGATATGAGCTTATAAAAACCTAAAAAAACCTCTTAAAAGAGGTTTTTTATATATTTTTTTCTGATATTTCTTTAATTTGAAGTAATTTAGCTCGCCTTGTATTTTTTAGAATTGCTTGATCAATGAGTTTGTCCGTTATTTCTTTACCATAATATTTAAATTTGTAAGATTTCATCATTTTTAATTGATTAATACTCGCATTTCCAAATTTTTCTATAATGCCATCTTCTATTTTTTTGTTGAATAGCATTTGAGCGACAATTTCATTATTTTTATATTTTTCTGTGAGAGTAGAAATTAATTCCATTTCTACACAAGCTTTTTCTAATTTTTTTAGTAAGTCTTCCATTTATTGATAATTTTTATCTTGTATTATTCCATATTTGTGAAAATATCTTAATGGTCTCCACTTGTGATTATTAACATAGAATCCCCATTTGTGATATGGTCTACTACATAATAAAATAGTCCAAGCTCCTTCTTTTGGAATATCTAAATAATGTTGATCTAACGCATTCATATATCTAGGTTTCCATGCTTTAGCTTCAAATATACCATTAGGTGTAATATTTTTATATTTACCTTTGATAATTATTGATATTAAGTTACATGAGTGATCATGAAAAAATCTACGATCATCAGATTTTAACCAATGATGAATTCTTAAGGAATATCCAAAGAAAATAAATGTCCATCGAATTAAATAAGGTAAATCTTTATTTCCTAAAACTTCTTTCCAACGAATTTGAAAATTTTTAAATTGTGTCATAGGCAGGGGGACAGGATTTGAACCAAATGTGACCTTCTGCTCGTAAAAACAGACGCTCTAAACCAACTGAGCTACCCCCCGAATTGAGATCCTGATGGGAGTCGAACCCACAACAAATTGATTTAGAGTCAATTGCTCTGCCGTTAAGCTACAAGATCATTTTTGCCCGCTTGTACTGGATTCGAACCAGTGACACAAAGATTTAGAGTCTTCTGCTCTACCAACTGAGCTAACAAGGGTTTTTGGTGAACTACGAAGGGATCGAACCTACGACTAATTATAGTTAAAGGTGCACCATACACTATAATCAATTTTATCCTTTGCTTTTTATCGTACTTTATTAGCATACTTTCAACTCCAAGTGCAGTAGCCCATTTTTTAATGTAGGTTCATAGGGAATCGAACCCCAAATCAGAATATTCTCACGATCAACTTACCTTCATCTGACTCTTATCCAACCTCAAACTGTGGGAGACTTTACCAACTTCGAACTCGGTAAGCTCTTGCAAGGACTAGAACCCATTTTTTATTCTTTAATTATTTCATACGAATAAGTTTCAGAAACATTAGTTGAAACTATGAAATGATAATAATACCATGTTAATATTTCATTAATGTCCTCTTTTGTTGAATCAATTTCAACTTGAACTTCTTCGTTAAAGATAGTTGGTTTACTATCGCCATAATATCTTACTTTATATTTAACTTTAAGTGTTGTCATTTTTTTATTAACGATTATACCAAACAATTGTATCAAAATCGGTTCTTATTGCTCCGTATTTTACATCACTTGGATAAATACTAATATCACTCTCTTTACCATCTTTTACATAATTGTCAGAGCCATCATAATCAATAAATCCACCACATTTTACATTTTCAATAAAATCTTTCAATGACATAATATCACCATATGCTGGAATATCATTTTCGAATGTTGGTGTTTTTGTTACCCTAAGTAGTCTGGATATTGTACTAACTTTCTGATTAAATGGTTTCATATATTCATGAAATTCTTTATAATCCATATTATGAGGTGCTTTTTCAAACGCCTCTTGTGATTCGTCTTGAGCTGTTTCTAATTGTTTTTCTAAGTTTTCTACTAATTTTTCTTTAGAATCCATCATTTTTTAATTTAATTTTTTAATTTGTGTCAGGATTAAAATAACCCTGACACAAAAGTAGTATTTTATTTTATAATAACCAAATTAATTCTTATAAAAATTGCCTTTTTCTAATTTATAGATGTTTAAAAGCTTGTCAGCTTCATTACGAGCCTTCAGCCATTCTTTTCTTGCTTTTTGAATCTTTTCTTCTTTTAAAGAAATTTTGATTTTAACACGTTCAATTTCAAATGTTCTTGATAATAACCCTAAGAAGGTGTTGATATTTCTCAAAGTTGGTCTCATTTCAATCCAGAAGCAATATTTTTGAATTCTCTTCATTTGCTTTTTGGAAAAGTTTTTCCATTTAAGTTTATAACAAGTTTTAAGATCACCAGTTACTTGATAGTCGTTTTCTTTGACAAATTTTTTAATACTATCAATAGTGTTGTTAATTTTGCTTTCAATTTCCGATTGTTTGTAGGTATAAGTAATACCATTATTTACTGTTGTTTCCATAATATAATTTATTTTTTAATTTGTTATTTTTTTTTTGTTAATATCATTTTTTGCAATTTATTTCATACATTATGAAAACTTTACGGCGGCTTTAACATCTATATCATCATATTCCTCCTTTCTTTAGTTTATTTTTCAAATTTTTCTTTTAATTTTAAGTATTCAGCTAATTCTTTAGCTTTTTTATTTTCTTGATATTTAATCTGTTTTAATTTTTCAGCTCTTTCTTTTTTTAATTTTTGAATTTCTCTCATTTTATTTCTATCATTTTCTAATTCTTTCCAATATGACATAAATTCAGTATATTCTTTTTTTAGTGCATTATCTTCTTTATTATATTGATTCAATTCCGCAATTGTTTTATAATCATATTTTCTATTATCATAAACAAGAACTTGCATTTGTTTAAAATAAAATCTTCTAGTTGGTAATCCTGCGAAATATTTAATACTTAATTCTTCCGCTAATTCTTTTAAATTTTCACCATAATATGATGCGGTCCAATCATCTTCACTATAATATTGACCCATACACATACCAGTATCACCAACAGTTATTTTATACATTGTTTTTAATTCAGCTTCTATTTTCATTTTAGTGACTCCAATTTTTTTAATTTTTCTTTCCTTAAATATTGATCATCCATTATATCAGTGAGTAAAAAATCATATGACACATAATCATTTCCACCACATATACTCGTAAATATTTTCTTTTTTTTATACCTTTTTTATAATAAATTTCATCATATTCAGGTTCAAAAATATAATTATATTTTATTTCAGTTTTGAAACTATAAGTTTTATTATCATTGTTAATACGATAATATTCTTCTTCTGAAATTTTAATCCATTCATATTCAACTGGTAATTCTTTTATTTTATATTCATTATTATTTAAAAATTCAAATTTAGTTATTTCGTGATTTATATGCTTTACATATTTTTTATCAACATAAGGTTTGATAATTTCAATAATTTGATCAACGTTTTTACTATGCGTGATTTTAGAGTTTTTAACAATTTTTTTTGTTACCTTATAATCCTCAAATAATTTTTTTGAAATTTTAGACATAACTTTCCTCCTTCTCTTTATAAGAATTTTTATCAATTTTAGTATAGAAATTGTATTCCTTTAACATTAAAGGTAAACAGGATACCATCTTTCTGGTT